CTGAGATTGTTGTCGGTCAACTCGAGCACGAACGCTGCCGTTTGTCCGGCGACGAAGGGGAGCAGCCGGGCCTTGCCGCTGTTCTTATTGGTCGAGAGGTACGCCGTGCCGGGACGAACGAACCCGCGGCCCACGACATTGCAGAGGATGTTGGTTTGCGCGGCGGCTGCGAGGCGCAGCCGCTCGAGGTCGACGCGGTGCAACTTGTCGCTGTCGACCACGCCGACGTTGAGCAGATGATGATAAACCTTTTGCGAGGGCATGGCCGCCCTCAGCGCGTTGGCCAGAGCGGGCGATTGCCGCCATGGTAGCGGAAACGCGAGCGCACCAGGCGGCCCACGGGCTTGGTCTTCACCCGCTCGTCGACGGCATCGCGGACCTTGGCCTGGGCAATCGCTTTCTCGGCTTCCTTGGTTTCCTCGTCACGATCCGACCGGCTCTTGGTGATGTTGAGCGCTACTGACGCGGCGAGCATATGCCCGACGCCTTCGGCAAAGGTCTCCGGCCACATTGCGAGGTTGAGCCCGTAGCTTGTCCCGTTCGAGACGTATTCGAGGTAGATCGGGTCGTGATCGGTGTAGAGCGTCTTGCCCGGCCCGGTGATCTTGAAGTCATCCAGTTCCGCGGTGGGCGGAAAGTACGGCGACATCGAAATGTTGGCGATGCGCACGAAATCGTCGGGCAGCGTAAAGCCGTAGGTCAGGCCGCCGAAGTCCGACGTGTCGATCGACGGATCATGGTTGAGCTCGACCGAGCGGAGCGACCACTTCCACAGGCCCATTTCCATGGCCTGCTGCAGGATGTTGTCGTAGTTGGCGTCGAGCTCGCGCTTGAGCGGCACATCGTCGGTGAGCGCAGTCAACCGCTCCTGCGAGAGGTTCTGTGCCGCCTTGTTGTAGAGCGCGAGCTTTTCGGTCACTCAAGCCTCAGGCCGCGGCCTTGGTGGTGATCTTCTTGTCGTAGTCGATAGCGGCAAGGATGGCCTCGCGCCGGTTCTCATGGCCCGACGATACGATCTCGGCCGGCGTGACGTGCGTCGACTGCACGTAGTAGCCGCGCGCCGGGGTGAAGCCGACCTTCATGTTCCTGGGGACTTCCGGCATCACGTCGTCTTCGATCTCTTCCGAAACGTCGTTTGAGGCCGACCGATCGTGAAACACTTCGCGCACCCGCATGGTGACGAAGCCGACGCCGGTCTCGACCACCCGCAGCTGCACGTCGAGCTCCATGTCCTCGCTCAGCACGTCGAGCAAATCCTTGGGCTGGAGCGTGTTGGCGTGGTGGCCCCAGAAGCCGGGCGTGATGAGGTCGTCGAGCGTCACGTCGTTGCCGACATCGATATGACGGTAGGACCGGGAGTAGTCGGCGATCCGGGGCTCGGTCTTGATGGAGAGGAGTTTGGTCATGTGGTGCCTCTGGTTGCTGGCCTGCCTCTGATTTGGCTGAGGCGGCACGTCCCGGATGGAACGCGCCGCCCCGTTTCAACAGCACGACAGAGGCAGCCATCGCGCCGTCGATTTCAGTCGCGCTAGTCGGAGTTGGACGAGCCGTCCGCCAGCGTGGTGCCGTTCGACAAATCGACCGCCGTGGCCGAGGCGCTGACCACGTAATGGCCGGTCACCTTGGGAGTCGTGGTGTCGAACACGTAGACGAAATCGCCGGCCCGCAGGCCGAGCGAGTAGCCGTCGGTGAAGTAGCCGGAGCCGTCCACCGTGGCCGCGACATCCGCGCTCTTGTAGAGCCAGATTCGGGGGCCGGCGTTCAGCGAGCCACCGATCAGGCGCGGCTGGTTAGAGGTTGCGTAGGTCATTTCGCATCATCCTTTCGCGTTAGCCGGATCAGGTCGTCACCACGGCGGAGCCGTCGTGCGCGATCTTGATGATGCCGGTGTTCTGGAGAATCTTCGCCGCGTGGTAGATCGTGGCTCGCGACCAGGACGAGTCCTGCTTGCTGTCGTAGCCGATATCGATCTTCTCGGCGCCGACGTTGGCGGCGTAGCCGATCGAGGCGCGGTGGTACATGTAGAGCACTTCCGAGGACGTGCCGACACCGGTCACCAGCGGATTGACGATCCAGTTGAGCCCCATCCAGTGGCGGTAGGACTGCGCCACGCCGCCTTCCATCGGAGCCACTTCGCGGAAGTCCATCGAGGCGAACTCGGTGGTCTGCGTGAGGTAGGCTTCCGCGGCCGGCGAGATGATGCAGAACATGTCGTCGGGGTTCGAGGTGTCGACATAGTTCTGCCCCAGCGCCGCTTTGGCGAAGGCGATGGTGGCAAGATCGAGCGTGCCGCCGCCGAAGTCCTGCGTGGCGTTGGCGAGCTCGGTGAGGATCGTCAGGTCCTGATCACGCCGGATGACCGCCAGCGAGGCGTTCTGCATGATCATGTTCTGGTTGCCCTGCGACGCGAAGATGTCGAAGCCGGTCAGCTCGAACGGCGCGTGCTTTTCAACCAGGGTCGCAGAGGGCTGCGAGTTGGACGGGGTGTAATAGGGAATCTGGCCCGACTGACCACGGGTAACCGCGGTCTGGCCGCCCGAACCGGCAACCAGGAAATAGACGGTCTGGCCGTCGATCATGTATTCGGGCGTGGTGGCGGCAGCGAGCAGGGATTTGGTCTGCTCATACGCGGCGATGAACTCGTCGCGATAAAGGGCTTTTGCGGCCTGGACGGTCATTTCGACCTCTCCTCGACAGATGGAAAACTGGTGGGTTTCCCGTCGTCTCTGGGAGGCCTACTTGCCGTAATCGGAGCCGCCTGAGCGGGGTGGCCGATGGCTTTCGGAGCGTCGACTTCCGGTGTGTCGCTGCACGAAACAGCGATTGCGAAATTAATAGCCTAAAACGGCCGAAAATTCAACCTGAGGGCTGGAACACGAGTCCAGATGATCCGGGAGACGAGGTGATTTGCGGGTATATGGAGCCGGCAGTGCCGGCCGCGCGGGCCCGATCATCTCTCTCTGCTCAGTAAGACGCTCCCGGTCGCCTCGCGGAGACTCCCGCGCCGGTAACTATGCGGCGCCCCGCCGTTCCTTCTGCGCCATCAACTCCTGGTAGCGGGCCTGCCCGGCCTTGTTCTTGCGCCAGGCCTTGATGTCGGTACGCATTTGCGTGCGCAGACTTTCGAGCTCGTCGCCGACGGCATCGGTCTTGCCGGTGCCCTGCTCGTAGGCCCCTTCGCCCCACTTCATCACGCCAAGCTGTACCAGAAGGTCGTTGAACTCCGGCACGTTGCCGAGCAGCCGGCCATCCGCCAGCCGGGCATCGGCGATGTTCACATCGGGCACCAGTTGTTCGGCGGCACGGGCGGCAATCGAGCCGTTGGCCTTGAAGTCAGCGCCCCACAGTTCCTTGAGGATGCTGGTGGTTTCCTTCTTCTGGTCCTTGTCCGCCTCGGCACGGTCGGCATTGGCGGCCGCTTCCATGCCGAAGTAGAACTCGAGGCCGGCATCGATCTGCGCCTGCGTCGAGTTGCGCTTGTGCATGAACTCCATGAAGCCGTCGACGATGGGCTTGTCGACATCGCGGATATTCGACTTGATGGCGTCCGGCACCTTGTAGTCGCTCGGCTTGTCCGGGATGCCGCGCGCGGTGCGCCATTCCTTGAGCTTGGCCTCGTCCTCGGGCGGGGGCTCGTTCGGATCGAGGCCCTTGCTCAGCTTCTCGCGCATGTCCTTGAAGCGCTTGCCGAGGGAGTTGAAATCCTTGACCCGGCTGAGCTCGTTCTTCAGCCCTTCGTCGTCACCGGCCAGAAGATCGCGCCAGTTCTCGGGGATCGAGGGCTGCGGCGTTGGCGTAGGGCTCGGCGTTGGTGTTGGCGCGGGTGACGGTTCAGGATCGGCGTCGCTGCCGCCAAGTGCAGTGCGCGGAGCCGGCGTTGGTGCTGGCGTCGGCGCAGGACTCGGCGCGGGCGGATCAGGTGCCTCGAATACCGGAAGCGGTCGCAGATTGAGCCGTTCGAGAATGGTCATCACTTGCCTCTTGCTGCCCGGCGCTGCGAGAGCGTGGGTCTGGATGTGGTTTCGGGGCCGCGACGTGCGGCGGTGATTTGCTTGGCCTTGTCGAGCACGCGGGGAAGCTGCATTTCGCGGATCAGGATGGCCGGGTATCTGCGACCCAGGGCGAACATCACGTCGTCATGGTCGCCGCCGGCTGCCTTCACCTCGCTCATGGGGTCTTGCAACAGCCGGCAGCCTTCGACGCCCAGCCAGTCCATGGCCCGCTTTTGCTGCTCCGGCGATGCCGAACCGAGCGCGAGCGCCCGGAAGGCATGCACGTCGGCTTCCTCGATATGTGGCTCGACGATGCCCTTGATGGTCACGCGCTGCCCCGCCTTCTATGGTGCGGGATAATAGCCTAAAACGCTGAAATTTTCCAGTTGAGCGCCGTTCTATCCCTGCGCCGGGGCGATAATCCCGGCGTTTCGTGCCGCAATCGTGGCGTTGGCCACGTCCGCCGCCACACCCGCGCCCTTCTGCAACGCGCTGGCCGCCGCCGCCGCGTCGTTGAGCTGCTGGTTCTGCGCCTTTCTGGCAGCAACCACATCCGGATCGAGAATCCAGGTCGGGTTCGCGCCATCCCCGCGCACCGCATCCATCGCCATTTCGGCCCAGTCGAACATATCCTTGATGGTCGGATCGATGCCCATGCCGGTCGACACATCGGCCGCCGCCTGGCGAAATGCCGCCGCGACCTTCTGGCCTTCGGCTTCGTTGAGCGGCGAGGTGAACGACCAGTGCGCGGCAGCACCATGCAATTCCGGCGGCAGCGTGCGCGGGTCCATCATCCCGAGCTGCACGGCAATGTCGAGCGCCCCATTGAGCAGCGGGGCGTGATATTCCATCTCGATCGGGGTAAAGAACGGCAGCGCGGCGCGGCGGAATTCGTCAGTGCGCCAGCCCACTTCATAGGCCGTCATGTCCTTGGTGTTGGGCAGCACGAGTTTGTTGAGCAGGAAGCCTTCGGCGATCATGCTGCGCATGTCCTGCTTCATCTCGAAGCCGACCGGCATGTTCTTGGCCGTGTCGACCACCGTCATCACGTCCTGCAGGTTGCGGCCGTCGCTCAAATCCACTGCGGTAAAGCCGCCGGCCCACAGGTTGATGTCGTTGCGGAACACATCGCCGACACCCACCATGGGTGGGTCGAGCGCCTTTTCGCCCTGCTCGAGCACCATGGAGGCCAGCGCCTGCGACATGCGGCCGTCGGGCAAGGTCTGGATCGCCACCGGGGAAAAGCCCCACGGCCAGGTGCCCAGCGTGTGCCAGCGGGAAATCACGTAGTTGAACGTCGGCGCCGGCTTTTCGCTCAGCGTCATCTGGTGCTCTTCGTCGTAGTAGATCGAGACGAAGTTCTTGCCCAGCAGCTTCTTCTTGCCCTTGTCGTCGCCGTAGATGTCGTCGACCGGCATCAGGCAGTGGATCAACGGGAACTCGGTGCTCGGATCGTTCTTGAGCGCCTTGTCGATGTCGGGGTGATATGGTCCCTTCCACCGTCCCGAGTTGACGCGCTTGGCGATCTCCCGCGCGCTCATCTTGAGCTTGCGGTGGTTCACGTCGATCTGGCCGTCGCCGTTGACCATCCAGGCGTTGTCGCGCGGATGGTGCGCTTTCAGCACGGCATGGCTGCGGTCCTGGGATTCCTCCCATGACAGCACGTTGCAGCCGAACGTTACCCAGTCTCGATCCGCCTCTTTCAGTGCCGACTGCACCTTGGCGCGGGGATCCCTGAGGATGCCGTTGTTGATCATCGCGGTGACGCGGGCCAGCGCCTGGGCGACGGCCGGCTTCTTGTCGAGATCGGCGTCACCGGTCGACGACGAGAACCATTTTTCGCCCTGCCGGAGCATGGCGTCGATGGCATCGGCCAGTTGCCCGTTGGCCTGCACCGGGTAGCTGTCCATCAGGTCGAGCGCGAAGTCCTCGCCAAGGATCAGGGCCTGCGTAAAATCCGCGCGCATCGGGTAGAAGTTTTCGGCCAGCTCCTGGCACAGCCGATCCCACGGCCGCTTCTTGGTGAACAAGAGCTCCGAGATGCGGCACAGTTCCTTGCCGGTACTGTCGGAATAGACGCGCGGCTTGGCGACCATCAGCCCCCGACGCCCCCGAGGAAGGTATTGGAGTAGAGCTGGGTTCCCACAAGGTTGGTGCTGTCGCGGCCGGACCGCGCCTGAATGGAGCGCCTGATCCGCGCCGCAGCGAGGAGCGAACTGTCCGTGGCGGTCGGCATCGGAATGGCGTTATCGGCCGCAAATTCTTTGCTGAGCCCGTAGCCCGGCCTGTTCACCGCATCGAGGCTTGGCGCGATCGTGGCCGCTGGTGTCTTCGCCGGCGCGGGACTTCCGCCGCCGCTGCTTCCCCAATTGCCCATCGTGGATTCCCTTCATGGAGACCCGATGGCGCAGGCTGCCTCTGTCGCACCATCAGTAATATCGGAAAGCGAGCGGTTTTGCTAGGTCAGGTCACGACGTGGCTGATGGTACGGACCTTGCCGAACGCGCCGACGCCATGTTCCTTCGCGGCCTCGATCGCCTGCTCGGCCGTTGCGCCCATGAACAACGCGCCGAACGCCGCAGGCGCCCCGGCACCGACCGCATAGTAAGGCGCGTCATAACGCTCTTCGCCGCCCCCGGAAATCAGCCCGATGCGCTCGCCGGGCCGCGCGACCAGGACAATGAATGAGCTGCTCTTCTTGTCCGCGTCGTAGGTTGGCTTTGGCGGCTCGCCGTTGCGACCACCGCGCACCCATTCCAGAAACCCCTCTGCTTCCGCGGCATCACCCGCAACGCCATACAGCGTACCGTCGGCAGCACGAGCGAGTTTGTTCGCCCAGCCGTGTGCAGCATCGCCGACCCACGAACCGCTGTCCGCCGCCATCACGCCGTCGCGAAAAGTGATGGTCGTCATCGTCCCGTCCTCTTCCATCGATTGTGCGCCGTGTTGACCTGCGGCAGCCGGGCACCGCCCATCGGCAACCGCTGGCCACCAAGGAACCCGGCGTCGTTCTGCGCCTTGGCCTCGCTGATGATCTTGGGGAACAGCGAGGTCACGCCCCACACCAGCACATCGAGCCGGTTGGGCGATCGCGATCCAGTGTAGCCCGCCGTGGTCATGGCGAGCATTTCGTCCTCGAGATCGGGGAAGCGGCCGACCAGTTTCACCTTGCCCTGCTCGCTCAGGGCGGACACCGGCTCGGCCCTGAGGTGCTTGCCGCGGGTCGCCGTCACCTCGCGGTACGGCACGCCGGGCTTAGCGGACTGGATCACCGCCTTGACCATGGCGCCACCGAAGTTGGATTCGCCCACGATCGCGTCGGCGGTGTGCCGGTCATAGGCGTCGGTCGCGACCTTGGCCCACTCAGCCGGCGAGCCTTTCAAGGTCAGGTCCTCGAGGAAGTAGGCCACGCCGTCCGTGCCGAGCCCGATGACCCCGATGCCGATTTCGTCGGCCGTCGCATCCTCGATATCATCGGCGCCGCTGGGGTCGACGATGACGAGGATACGGACCAGGTGGGGGACGGCGGTATCGTCGAGCACGCGCATGGTGTCGATGGTTTCCGAGGTCCACAGCGCCGCTTCGCCGGCATCGCCGTATTGACCGAGATAGAAGCGCTTGCGCTGCCGTTCCGGCAGGTTGCGCAGGCTTTCGAGGTAGGTGGCGTCGAGGTTTTCCCGGTTGCCTTCCGGGTTCATCAGGATCGAGTTGTAGTTGTCCGGGTCGATCAGCGGGCGCTTGGTGTCGGGGTCCTGGCGCTTCTCGAACAGGCGGTAAATCCAGTGACCCTCGGGCGGCGGGTTGCAGTCGACATAGCACTTCTGGCGCATCGCCGTCGGCTGCCCGTCCGTCACGAACTCATCCTCAAGCTTTGCCACTTGCGCGAGACGTGTGAGCACCGTCGTGAAGCTGAGCCACGGGATTTGCGACGCCTCATTGGCGTACACGGTCGAAAATTCCCACCCCAGAATTTTGTCGACGCGCTTGGGATCATCGAGGCCGCCGAACCAGATTTCCGACTTGTTCGGCATGATCAGCACGTTGTCGGTCGCGAGGTAGCGGCATCGATCCTCAAAGCCGGCTGGGATGCCGGGCGCGTTATTGAGCACAAAGTGCAGCGTGCCGGTTGGGCCGGTAATCGAGGTCAGGGCGTTGGCACGGAATCGGCAGATCAGATGGCGGCTTTCTCTCGCCGCGATGCCACGCTTCACCGTACTCTCGGTGAGGATCACGGTCTTGCCCGAGCGTGAGCCGCCCTTGAGCAGGATGTGCCGGGCCGATGAGCCGAGCAGATCACGGGCCCGCTTCTGGTCGAGCGTGTGCTTGTAGGTCAGAGCAGGCTCCGATCCGGCGCATCGAAGTGGATGTGGATATCTGCCGGCTTGTTGCTGTCGTCCTTGAACATGCCGAGGTGCTTGCCGAGGTCGACGAGCGCGGCGCGCTTGTCGTACATCTTGATCTTCACGGCGCCGCTGGCGTTCTGGCTCACCTCGGCAATCGCGGCTGCCGTGTCGTCGTCGAGCTCGTCGCTATCGACCAGCGACACAAGATTGGTGCGGGTTTCCTTGATCACCAGCACGTCGCCACCGTCCGGATTGTCCTCCTCGCGGACGAGATAGCCGTTCCATTTGATGGCCTTGCGAATGTCGGCAAAGCCGATCCTGGCGAGCTCCCCAAGCACGCGCTCTTTGGTCACGCCAAGCTTTTCGCTGGCCTTTTCGATCGCCTTCTGTTCGATGACGCGGGCCTGCGCCAGAATTTCCGCGATCCGATCTTGGATGTTTTGCTTCTGCTTTAGGGTCGACGCATTGCCGCGATTGGCCTTGTAGCCAGCGTCTTGGTACGCCTGATCGGCCGTGAGGCCCTTGGCGAGACCTTGGGCGAAGCGCTCGTGCTTTGCATTTGGGAGCGCAGGCATTGATCAGGCCATGAGTGCGGTAACGGCGTTCGGGGTCTCGGTCACATCGTATGTGCTGCCATCGAGCATGACGATGCGGGAGTTGCCGCCGTGGACTGGTGTGGGGATGATCGCCATGATCTGGCTCTTGCTGAGGTAGATGGATGTGCCGTCGGGGCGGGTGAGCTTGATCATGCAGCGAGGTCTCCGGCTTTCTGGCCGAGTTTACGGAACGCCCCATCGCGGATGCCGTAGAGGGCTGGCGTGTCGATCTCTGCGATGTTGGCGATTGGGCCCACGAGGGATTGCACTGACTGCTCAAGCCAATGGCGGCGCTCGAGCCTGCGGCGCTCATCGGGATCGGTGATGCCTGGGAACAAATCGCTGGTCACAGTGGCGCACCTTTCCAGATCAGATAGATGACTGTTCCGGCCAGAGCGACAACGACCATGACCACGAGCGGCGCAAAGCGAACCGACCAGTGCGGCGGATGGGGCTTTGGATCACGGACCAGAGCGTCATAGACCCAAGGCGGAGTTGCGGGAACGTAACCCATCACGCCACCTTCTTGGGGACGGCCATCTTGTTCTCCGGAGGCTCCACGAGGCGGTAGCCGATGATGTCGTCGTCGGAGCCGGTCTGCTTCCAGTTGAAGATTGCGGCCTCTCCCACCGAGGGGCGCATGCCGACCTTGAGCGGCTTGTTCACGATGCCGTCGCGGTGGACGACTTCCACATAGGTGTCGTGACGGAAGCCCCTGGGAAGCTGGCCGCGGCCTTCCACTGTCTCAGCCTTGAAGAAGCCTTCGGGGACCTGGGCTGCGGGAATGCGGGCAACCTGAGGAACAGCGAGTGGGAACACGGGCGAGTGTGAGGCCTTGGCGTCCATCAGCGCCTCGAGCCGCACCACAATCAGCTCTGCGGCTGCCGGACCGATGGTCCATGCCGGGTCGCCGATTGAGGTCTGCGCCACTACGCGAACGAGGTTGGATCGGGCTGTCTCTACCGCATCATCTGCCATGGATTTCTGCCTCTCATCACGGAGCGCAGATAATAGCCCAAAATGCTCGAAAAGTCACGGAAGGCAGTGCCGTTCTACTTCTTGCCGCGAACGCGCTTCAGGCGCGGATTGGCCTTTTTGGCCTTGCGCGAGGCACCGCGAGACGCCGCCGCAAGGATGGCATTGGCGCGTTTCTGCGAGATGCCCTGACGCTTGGCGATGGAGCGGGCGACGGACTTGAACCCAGGATGTCTTGCGGCCATGCGGCCCTCCTATCTGCGCCCGCGGCGGCGAGCGATTGTGAGCCAGTCGATGATGGTGGTGACGATGGCAGACCCGGCCCCCTTGAGCAGCCCGAAATGGCTGGCCCTGAAGTGCCAGATCGAGAAGTGATCAAGTGCCATCGAGGGTCACCGAAGTTCTATTGCCGTCACTGTCGACCGTCGAGGTGACGCGGGCCTTGGTGTCCCCGAGGTCCCGGAATGTGTTGGTCGTCGTGCCGCCACCGGAGACTTTCCCGAACAGCACCGAGGCCATGAGCCTGAGGATTTTGCGTGGCGTGTAGCCGGTTTCGATGCCGTCGGCGCGGTCGAGCAGCGCATCGGCATTGGCATTGGCCGTGGGGATATCGGACACGGCGGCCGGACTCGCCGGCAGGTTGGTGGTCTTTGCGTTGACGGCCGCGATATCAGCCGACACACTGGCCCCAGCCGGCGCCCCCAGCCGGGCGAATGCATCGCCCGTCATCGCCGGTGCTGCAGCGCCCTTCCAGTCGACCACGTTGGCGTCAGCCATGCCGGCGACCGTGAAGGTGAGCGAGTCCGTCTTGGTCTTGATCGCGGCAGTGTCGGTTTTCACTGCGGCAATGTCGGCGCTCACCGATGCGCCGGCCGGAGCGCCGAGGCGCGCATAGCTGTCCCCGGTCTGGTTGACGCTGGTTGCGGTGAGCACCGGGCTCGCCACGTCGAACAGCTTCTTGAACGCAGCGGCGATCTGGCCAGCGGTTTCCGTGAGGGCAGTGCCGAGGATTTGCGCCAGGTTGGCTTTGACCACGCCCGAGGTGAAATCGAGTTGGCCAGTGCCGGTGCCAGCAGACAGCAGCACGCTGGCGCCAATATCGCGCGCGGTCTGCGCCGTGCCCGAGCCCGATGGCCCCACCTTCACGGTATTGGCATCGACGAGCCCCGAGGCATCCACCACCATTGAGCGGCCCGAAGTCGCCGGATAGGCGAGGTCATCCACCTGGCGAGCGCTCGTCTGCACGTTGACGATGGTGTCGCACCACTCGGGAGGCGAGGTCTGATCCACGCACGCGATCGTCACGTTGTCCGCGTTCATCTCCGTCGAGGTGAGGGAGAGCTGGACGCCTTGGCTCGTAGCAACTGGCAGATTGGTCAGGTTCGCGAAGGCGCCTCCGTCCTTGCTCACCTTGAAGTCGCCGGACGCGATGGTCGCGCCCGACTTCAGGCGCCCTTGGTTCGCATAGTCGGGCAGCCCGATGTAGGTAATGAAGGCGCTGTTTTTCTTGGGCGTGACGTAGCTGGTCATCTGCGCTCCTATGCCACCAGCCGGTGCCGCGGCATGAAGATGCGGGGATGCGCCGCTTTGCTAAGCGAGCCGACGATGCTCATTGTTGCACTGTTGCTCTTAAGGTTGTTCTCAGGCGAGTTGTTGCCAAAGAAGGGCCAGTAGGCGATCAGGTTGTTGGGCTGAACTAAAAGCGGTGATATACCGGTCGCAAGTATCGGTGCAATACTGTCGTCAAGTGCTACATTCCACACACCAAGTTCAGCAATTAATCCATCGAATGGGGCTGTTACAGTGCTACCTGCTGTTGCTCCGACTGTAAGTCTATCCGGTGCCGATGGATTAAGACTGCCCGATAAGGAAGCTTTCCCTGTACCGTTAAGAAAAGCATTCATAGTGTTTAAATCAGGCTGTGCTGAGAAGATATGTTGCCACACCCCGACAGTCATATTATTAGTGGTGTTTGCGGTACTGCCGCCCACATTATTGACTATAGAGCACTGGACGCCACCGGAGCTATTCACGCGTAGCGCGTGTTGTTGCAATGTGGATGAGGCTGTTGAAAGTTGTAACGTAAGCATCCGCGCATTTGTAACCAGGCTGTTCGGTTTTACCCAAAACGAGAAGGTCAGCGGGTAGACGCCCGGTGGCGATGCTTCCATGTAGTTGGATGTAGAAAACGGTCCTCTCGACATCGATCATGCCTCCCTAATCTCGATCGAGGTGACCTGAATATTGCCAGTGTTGGTGTCGTTGGTCTGGCCGGTCTCGCGCGTGATCTTGAGGCGGAACGTATCACCAGCAACCACGCTATCCATCTGCGCCCCTGTCGTGAGTGCGATGGTGGTCTGCGACTGGATGCCGGAGGTCGAGCTTCCCGCGACTCCGGTGGTGTCGATAACCTGAGTTCCGAAGCTGTCGCTATCTAGGTCAGTAGTGCCAACATCCATGCGCTCAAGCTGTGCCGAGAAGCACACTTTGTTGGTGCTGGTGCCGTCGCTCATCCAGTTGATCAGCACCGTGACGCCGCCGCCGCCATAGCGCCGCGGCATAACCGCTGAGAAGATCGCGGCGTATACCACCGCGTCGGGGAAAGTCAGAACTGGATGCCCGTTGCGGACATCGAAGGTCGCATAGTTCGAACTCGGCGGCTCGTTATCCATCGGAAAGAACGCGACGAGTGTTTGCCCGCTGGTCGGCGCGGGCGGCGACGTGCTCTGGACTGTGACGGTCACAGCCCTACCCCTTCAGGCTGGCGATGAAATCCCGAGCTTTCTTGGCTTCAGCCTCAGCAGCAGCAGCATCGGCCTGCACGCTGGCGAGATTTTCGCGAGCGGCCGCGATCTCGGCGTTGAGCGCATCGAGGTCGGTTTCAGCCGCGACGATCTTGCTCTGCGTCACCGCGAGGGAATTGCTTGCACTGAGGGCCACGGCATCGGCTGCCGACTGGGCATCGGCCTTGGCCCTGTCGATGAGCGCCTGTGCGTCCGACTTCGCCTTGGCGATGATCTGCGCGGCTTGGTCCTTGGCATCGTCGATCCCGCCCTGCGCATCCCCGAGCTTGGCCTCAGCGTCGGCGATCTGCCCGGTCACCGCATCGAGGTCGGCGCGTTTCGCGGCGAGCGCCTTTTCCGCCTCCGCGATCTGCTGGTCGATGAGGTCGGCTTCCCCAAGCCTGTCCGCGATGACCATGATCGCGTTGAGCTGCTGGGCATGGGTGCGGATGTAGCCCGCTGCTTCCGAAAGGGTCATGTCGGCCATTACCGTTCAGCTCCCCGCATGTGCAGCCATACCGCTAGTGAGGTTGTCCCGTCGCCGGCCGTCACGATGGGTTTGAGCATGTGCGGCAGTTCGGTGATCTGCTTCATGCCGGCCGAGGTGAAGGTCAGGGCATTGCCCAAGGGATCGGTCAGCGTGACCCACGTCGTGCCGCCGTCGTTGCTGCCCTGGATCGAGATCGAGCCGCCCGAGCCGAACGTGCCGATGACCTGCACGCAGCGGTCCTGGAAGTGATCGAGCGAGATGGACTTGCCGGTGACCGGGCCGCCGCCGATCGGCGTGCCGTCGTCGCCGTTGGTCAGCCCCAGCCACTTCACGCGCTTGGCGTGAACGTTGGCATCGGCGATATGAACTGCATCCCTTGTGGTCACGAGATGTCTCCTAGTTCGGGATCAACCCGCGAATATCGATGAGCCCCGAGGTAGGGGCCTTGGTTTCTGACGCGATGCCGTCGCCGTCCTCGAGGAACTTGATGGCGAGTTCGGCCAAATGCCGCTTGCTGGCCTCGGGCTGCGTGCCGATCGAGGTGCCGACGCAGAAGGCCAAGGTGGCGATAACCTCGTCCGGCGGCATCGGGTGCAGCTTGGTGAAATCGAGAACGGCCTTCTGGATGGCCTTGGCCAATCCGACCCGGTTGCTTCCTGCCATGATGTCGATGATGGGCGGCATCCGATCCTCGCGTGATTGAGAGGCGCAGCGAACCGCGCCTCCCGAGCTTGGTCAGGGGGCAGATCAGGAGTCGGATGCGGGCAGCAGGTAGCCAGAAGCCGAGATGACACCAGTTTTGTGATTGTTGTCGAATGTGACCCCCACCGAAGTGGTCATGAACAGGTCGGTGGTGCTGAGGTCGCCGACGAGGTTGTTGCGCACGAGGCCAGTGGACGTGGTGCCGCCGACGTTGATGAAGGCGCCACCGGTGTCCGCCGTCTGCTGACTGATCGCGGTGTTGTCTTCGGCGATGAGGTCGGTCAGCACGCCGGCCGAGATCGTGGCCATGATGGCCGCCGTCGCCGTGCGGGCGAGCTTCACGCGGTTGCCGAGAAGCCTCAGACCGTCGATGTCGTTGGCGCTGAGCAGGAACGAGTTGACCGAGGTGGTGCCAAGACCGTTCCAGGTGTTCTGCTCGAGGTGCAGCCCATCGACCGTGTTGGCAATACCCGTCGACTTCACGATGTTGAGGAAGTTGAGGATGGACGACGTGTCGTTGAACGAGCAGTACTGGAGCCGGAAGCCCTTGGCCGTGGTCAGGGTGAACGCCGCGGCGATGCTGAGGAAGTTCGCGACGAACCGCATGTTGACGAAGCGCACGTTGTCCGCGGACACCGCGATGGTCGCCGTATTGGCGGTGTCGAGCGTCAGGGTTGGACGGTTGCGCCCGAGCCCGAGGCCATAGACCGTCACACCGGCCACGGTCATCTGCAACGCGGTCGCGGACGAGATGGTTTCCGCATGGCCTTCAAGGCAGATGATGCGGTCGCCCTTGTTGGCGCGGCACTTGGCCAGCGCCTGGGCAATGGTGGCGAGGGCCTGCGACGGGCTCTTGCCCGAACGGTTGGCCTGGCCGGTGACGGAATCGACGTACCAGTCCTTGCCAAAGCCGCGCGGAAGTGCGCCGAACAGGGCCGACATGGGCTGGAGGTTGAACATCGGGCCGAGCTCGGTATCGACACCGAACATGGAGCCCAGGATGGACTTGTAGGTCATTTGGGAAGGCACTCCTTGGCTGGGTTGCTTGGTTGCTTACTGGAGCACCGCACCCTGCCTGGAGCGATGAGCGGAAATTACTCCAAACGGCGGATTTTTTCAATCAGGCCGCTTCGAGCGCCAGTTCCCTCTCGATATCGGAATCCGGTTTCAGGATCGGCTGGAGCCCGTCGGTCAGCCGAAGTTCATCGACAAAGGCCAGCAATTCCCGCATGGTCATCGTTGGCGGCCGGCCGCGCATACCGGTGTGTTTGAGCGTCGCTTTCTGCCCACCGCGCCACCCAGTGAAGCCGAGTTCGTAGCCATGGCCCTTGAGATATTCGCGTAGCGCATCTGGCGTAGCGGAGGTGCCGACCTCGAACCGCCGTGGCTTGTGCTCGCTGAGCCACGAGGCGATCAGCGCGGTATCTTCCGGTGTGTGCCCCATTCGATCCCCCGATCTAGCGTTTACGTATCCTGTCCCGGCTTGACCGAGCTGTGAGGTTGACCAGTGGAGTCTTGCCCAGCGCTGCGGTTCATCAGAAATTCCCCGGTGCGACTTGGCAGCAGACAATGCCGTGCGAGCGCCACATCTCGACGACCGAGGCGCGATCCTCGAACACGATGTCCGGCTTCCATCCGCATTCGGCGAGCCACTGCGCCTTGAGTTCGGTATCGGGCCGATGATCGTTCGCCGGCCGCATCTTCACGTCGGCCTCGACGTCGTGCTTTTCGAGCCAGTCGAGAGTCTCGGTTTCAACTTCCTCGGAGCGCCCGGTCCAGATGTGGATTTCGGCGCCCATCAAATCCAGAGCCGCAAGCACGTCCATGATGGGCCGGATCGGCTCGTCGCTGGCGCACTCCGCATAGAATGCGCGCCAGTCCTTCACCTCGCCGGTCAGGTGATGAACGCGATGCTCGGCATTGGCGAGCGTGCCATCCAAATCGAAGATCACTCGCATGGCTCTACCGGCTTCTTGTAGCTGCGCTTGGGGTCGTGATCGGGGAGGGTCATGGTTTGGGCTCGAATGGCGGCACATGACGCCAATGCGAGGGATGGATTTGCGGCCCCTCTA